ACACGAATTGCAGTTGGTTCAGACTAAGATAGACTCACAGAAGCGTCACCTGTGTGAGTTAACAAAAATCTCTGAAACTGCCAAGCAAGAAAAGTTAGATCAAATTGCTGAGGAACAATCAGAGTTGGCCCGCCTTAACACCCAAGTAACAGAATGGGAAGACACTCTGCTGTTAGATCTACAACAGCGACAACAAAGTCTCGATAAAAAAATCAATGAGATTGGTAAGTATGTCTTTCAGTTTAACTCTAAGCAGAAAGCAACAAACAAAGAGATTTTGTTTTATGAAGACAACGAAGACTGTCCCACCTGTCAACAAACCATCGAAACCACCTTCCGATTGGATAAGGTACAGAACGCCAAGCACAAGTGGGATGAACTGGAAGAAGCGAGACATGCCGCAGAGCATAAAATTAAAGGACTGACTGATGAGAAAGAAAATCTTCAAACTTCTATTGATGTTGAAAATGAGAAATACAGTGCTATCAAAACTCTACGAGAAAAAGTTGACTGGACCCAGAGAAGAATTAATTCTTTACAGGGTGAGTTATCCGAACTCGAAACAGGTGTACATAGCATGTCCGAAGCACGAGATACTCTCGCAAGTGAAGAAGATAAGAAAAGTGTTCTCACAGACGAACGACACGAACTTGCAGAACAACGTGAATACAACAATGTAATCACGGAACTACTTAAAGACACTGGTATTAAGACTAAGATCATCAAGCAGTATCTGCCTGTGATCAATCAGTTGACTAACCAGTATCTTCAAGTGTTGGACTTCTACGTCCATTTTGACCTAGACGAGGCATTCAAAGAAACAATTCGCTCGCGACACCGTGATGCGTTTTCTTATGATAGTTTCTCCGAGGGTGAAAAGCAACGCATCGACTTAGCACTTCTGTTTACTTGGAGGCAGGTTGCTAAGATGAAGAACAGTATCGCCACCAATCTACTGATTCTTGATGAGACTTTTGACAGTTCTCTCGATGCGGATGGGGTCGACAACCTATTAAAGATTCTTGATACCTTAGATGATAGCACTAATGTCTTTGTTATATCACATAAAGGAGAACTGCTTGATAACAAATTCGATCGTAAAATTGAGTTTGTTAAAAGTAAAAATTTCAGTAAAATAGCATGAGTGCAATCGGACCATATTTCGATAAAGACAAAGTTAATTTCACACGGACAGATCCTTATGTCGTAGTCCCTAACATATTAACACAAAAAGAATGCAAGGGTATTCTAAAATATGTTTATAAAACAGAAAGGGTATCTGAACCCCGACTTGGAGCAGGAAAAATCGAAAGAGGTGTTAGAGACACCGAAATATATTATTTTAAACATACCAAATTAAAAAATAAAATAGAAAATATAATAGTCAATAATAACCCTTGGAATATTAAAGTTGATAGTTGCGAGTTTTTTCAACTAGGGGTGTATAAGAAACGTGGACATTATTCTTGGCACGTAGATACAACTGACTTATATTCCTACTCTCGAAAATTGAGTTTTAGTATAATTTTAAATGATCCATCGGAATGGAAAGGAGGTAAATTCCAAATGTTTTCTGCTCTTGACAGGAAGGGTAATCCAATTATTAAGACTGTCAACAACCTTAATCGCACAGGAACTATGCTATTATTTCCTAGCGAAACTTATCATCGAGTTACCCCTGTTACAGAAGGACAAAGAATATCATTAGTCGGATGGGCATGGGGTCCATAATAAACTTGACACACACCAATAAAAGATGTATAATTAATCTAAACTTATGAGGAAACCTTTGTGATGCTTACAGAAAAGACCATGCAAGTATTAAAAAACTTTGCAACCATTAACCCTAACATCGTTATTGAAAACGGAAACGTTATCAAAACAATCTCAGAAGGCAAATCTGTTGTCAGCAAATCTGTTGTTGATGTCGAATTTCCTAAGACCTTTGGTATCTTTGACTTGAATGAGTTCTTAGCAGTTCTAAGTCTGGTTGACACACCGGATTTGTCTTTTGAAGATGGGTATGTTACAATATCTGATTCGGTTGGAAGGACCAAGATCAAATATCATTATTCTGATCCCGAGATTCTTACCTCCCCTACAAAGGATGTTGTAATGAGAGATACAGATGTATCGTTTGTGCTTGATAGACGAACACTATCATTAATCAAACGTGCCGCAGGAGTTATGAATCATTCTGAAGTATCAGTATCTTGTATAGATAATAGTGTATGTTTAATTGTGAAGGATGAACGTGATCCAACTTCGGATGCCTTCAACATCGCAGTTGATGGTACATTTAAAGATGCCAATTTCAATTTTGTATTTGATATTAAAAACCTAAAAATGATTGAAGGTGATTATGATGTTAATATATCTAAGTCACGTATCTCTCATTTTATTAATAGAGAATCATCTATTGAATATTGGGTAGCACTTGAAAAAACTAGTACTTATGGAGAGTAAAATGAATAGTGAAATGATTGACCTTGCTAATCGAATCACCCGAAGCACCGTTGCAGTTGTCGATACGATGACATCTCGCGGAGCATTCCGAGGCGAAGAACTTAGCACAATTGGACAACTTAGAGATCAGTGCATTGCTTTGATTCAGTTGATTGAAACTGAGCAAGGCATCGCAGGAGAAACTGCTGATGCTGATTTTGAGGTTCCTCCCGCTGAATAACTTTTGACGTTTCTCCTCGAATGATTTTTTTATATAATGTATGGAGTAATAAATGTCAAATGAGTTCCTTTGGGTTGAGAAATATAGACCCTCAACAATAGATAACTGTATTCTTTCACCCACGTTAAAGGATACATTCAAATCTATTTTAATTGAAAAAGAATTGCCAAACATGTTGTTTACGGGCACTGCTGGTCTGGGTAAGACCACAGTTGCTCGGGCAATATGTGAGCAATTAGATTTAGATTACCTTGTGATCAATGGTTCAGAGGACGGTAACATTGATACTCTTCGAGGTAAGATTAAAAGATTTGCCTCAACGATTTCCTTGTCTGGAAACGGTAAGTGTGTCATCCTTGACGAAGCAGATTATCTGAATCCTCAATCGACACAACCTGCGTTGCGTGGGTTCATCGAAGAATTCTCAGATAACTGCCGATTCATTCTCACTTGCAACTTTAAGAATCGTGTTATCGAACCACTCCATTCTCGGTGTGGTGTGTATGAATTTAATACATCCAAGAAAGACATGGCAGTCTTGTGTGGTCAGATGATGACACGAGCAAAAGAAATACTAACTAAGGAAGGTGTTTCAGTTTCATCTGATGACGATGATAAAATTGCTAGTCTGATTATGAAACATGCACCTGATTGGCGGAGAGTGCTTAACGAGTTACAACGTCATTCCATATCAGGCGAACTTGATATTCGTGTTAATGACAGTAATGGTAACTATGACGATCTTTTCTCGTCTTTAAAAAACAAAGATTTTAAAAAGATGAGAACATGGGTTGTTAATAATGTAGATGTAGATACTAGTGTGATCTTTCGTAATCTATATAATAGTATGTACGAAAGAGTTAACAGTTCTAGCATACCACAACTGGTATTGATTCTTGCAGACTATCAATATAAAAATGCATTTGTTGCTGATCATGAATTGAATTTGGTTGCATGTTTGACAGAGGTTATGGCAAGTGTCGAATTTACCTAAGACAGAAATTCTATCAGACGAACCAAATTTCATATGTTTATCTTCTATTAATATGCCACAGGCAGATAAGTGGGAGAAATCTATACGAGAAGGTGCTTCCTACTCACAAGATAGAACCTCTATTAGATTAGAAAGAGCATACTGTCGTGTATATCAACCCACTCATTGGGGGTCAAAAGAGTTTGATCCTTTAAAACGTCACTTAGCAATGATGGTCGCAAAGGTCATAACGTCAATTGATCGAGTAGATGATAGGGTTTTTTATATTGAAGACGGTGCTTGGGGTCTCATCTATGCTGATGGTGAATCTTGTGGTCCTCACGGACACGGAAAAGTTCCAGAGTATGCTGGGGTATATTATTTAAAAACAACTCCCGGATGCGGGTCTATATATTTTCCCGAAGCAGGAATTGAAGTAGAACCTAAATCCGGAGACATGGTTCTTTTTGGGTCACGTGTACAACATGGGGTGCTTCCTAATGTAGTTCCTAACAGTGAGCGCGTGTGTGTTGCTTTTAACGTGAGAAAAGAACAATGAACCCATTTGAATTTGTAAACTCTGTTAGTCATACCAAAAAGTATATGATGACACCAGAGAACGAAAGTAAGTATGTTCCTTTCTTAACTAACAGATCATTGTCTTACTTTAAAGACAGCGCATTGTTAGCTAATGAGATGAACTTCCATCACCACCTTGATAACAAACTACAATATGATTTTTTTATAAATATACTGAGAAAACGAAAACGATTCTCGAAATGGCAAAAATATGAATCTGATGATGTAGTATCTGCCGTAAAAGAATATTATAATTACAGTGAAGAGAAAGCATTAGATGTAATGAGCATCCTCACGGAAGAGCAAATTAGTATAATTATAAGGAAGGTGAGTAAAGGTGGAAGGAAATAATGTAGTATGGTCACCATTTGATATGGTTGAAATAACAATCAATCACCCAGATGACTTTTTAAAAATTCGTGAAACTTTGACTCGTATTGGAGTTGCTTCACGCAAAGAAAATAAACTTTTTCAGTCCTGCCATATTCTACACAAGCAGGGAAGATATTTTATTGTTCACTTCAAAGAACTATTTTTATTAGACGGTAAAAAAACAAATCTTCTTGAAAATGATGTAGAAAGACGTAACAGTATCACTACGTTATTATCAGACTGGGGTCTTATCTCTATCTTAGATAAATCAAAGGTAACTAACTGTGCACCTTTAAGACAGATAAAAATTCTTTCGCATAAAGAAAAGGTTGACTGGGAGTTGTGCCCGAAGTACAACATAGGAAGTAAATTCTAACCAAAATATTCTGGGTTGATATATTTAAACCTTTTCTTATGTGCTCTGAAAATACCTGCGCCACCATCCCAATGTCGGTATCTAGCATTTTCTACATGCTCAAATAATAATTGGTACCATCCAAATTCAGCAGGGAGTATAGATTTTTTTC